CGGAGGAAGGCCGAGTCGCAGTGGTTTCCGTGGATTTTCTCAATGGCGATAACGGCATGATTGCCTTTCAGCTGGAGCAGGAATACGGCATCATGACCCGGGTGGGACTGCACTGCGCCCCACTGGCACACAAATCCCTGGGCACCTTCCCGGAAGGAACCGTTCGATTCTCCATCGGACCGTTCAACACGGAGAAAGAAATCGACACGGCGATTGAAGCCATCCGCAAATATGCACAGGAATCCAACGAGTAATTTTAACTATTGAAAAAAACTATAGGAGTTAAATTGTCTATGAGTAACAACGAAAAAATGGCCTGCCCGATTCCGGGGATCCCTCAGAAGGTACGGCTGACAGAAATGACCAGCGCCGGCGGCTGAGGCGCTAAAGTAGGGCCGGGAGTCCTAAGCGATATTCTTTCCAAGCTGCCGAAAATCAAAGATCCGAACGTAATGGTCGGATTCGACAGCAGTGACGATGCCTGCGTCTATCGGGTTTCCGATGACGTTGCACTGATTAACAGCATCGACTTCTTCCCGCCGATTGTAGATGATCCGTACATGTTCGGTCAGATTGCAGCGGCGAACTCCCTCAGCGACATCTACGCCATGGGAGGAACTCCGAAGCTGGCCATGAACCTGCTCACCTTCCCGAACTGCCTTCCAATCGATGCGGTAGAAGCCATTCTCGCCGGAGGAAACGAGAAGGTCAATGAGTGCGGTGCCATGATTGTAGGCGGTCACAGCATCAACGACGATGAGCCGAAGTACGGTCTCAGCGTCACCGGTTTCGCCCATCCGGACGACATTCTCAGCAACAGCGCCGAGGAAGAAGACTATCTGGTAATCACCAAAAAAATCGGCATTGGCATTCTCACCTCTGCCGCAAAGGTGGATTTGCTCACACCGGAAGAAGATGCGGAAATGAACCGTACCATGGCAGAGCTGAACAAGTACGGCTATGAGGGAATGCAAGGGGTAAAAGTAGACGGCTGCACGGACATCACCGGTTTCGGTCTGATCGGTCACGCCGCGGAAATGGCCAAAGCCGGAAACGTCACACTGGAACTTTACGCGGAACGCGTGCCTATTTTTGACAGAGCCTTGGAATTTGCTGCAGACGGCATCATTCCGGCCGGCGCCCACAATAACATGTCCTATTTGGAAAAGGACGTGATTGATTACACCATCCGGGTACCGCAGGAGCGCCTGGATTGCTTGTACGATCCGCAGACCTCCGGCGGGCTTCTCATTGCCTGCAAGAAGAACGAGCTGGAAAGACTGCAGTATCAATTGGGAGAAAAGGGCTGCCAGAACGCCGTAATCGGCCGTTTCAAGAAGCGCACCTCCCACGCCATCGAGATTCTCAACAAATAAATATGTTTTATGCAACAAAAAAGGTGCGGTTCAAAGCCACACCTTTTTTATAGGGTCTTCACTTTTTCCTCGGGGATGGATTTTTTGCACGGGGAATAGACAGGAATTTAATCAGGGTAAAAAAGTGATCAT